CGCGATCAACTCTCCTTCTTTAATGAAGATTTGAAACGACGGAGCCATTCCTTGGCGAAGTAATGCCACCTCGTAAGCCGGTATAGCAACAAGGTCACAAGGAGCAATGCGCTCTCCATCAGCCATAAACCATCCAACAAGTCCCCCAGCTGCTGCGCCAACTGGCCCTGCAACTGCAAATCCAAGTGCGGCTCCTTCTGCTGCGGAAACATACGGGTTGTCCTCCAAGATTTCAGCACCGGCAACTAAAGCACCAGAGACGCCTGCTTTACGAGCGATGCTCGTCCCTGCAAACTTCTTGGCTCCTTCGACGACAGCCTTCTTTCCTACTTTACTTGCTACCAATTACAAGCCCCCTTCAAAGGTCTTGCGCTTGGCTAAGGATTTCATTCATTCGCTCCGTGCTGATTTTAACAGGTTCTGCAATAAGGACGACATCGATTTCGATAGTATTGTTTTCTTCAGCGTCCCAAGTATCTGCTGCAATTCCTATCAAAAGATCAGATACAACAGTATATCCAGCTGGGTGGAGGTCTTTTGGGCCATACCAAAGTTCCTTAACGATAGCAGAAAACCCGGAATCTTGTACTCCAGTGTCAAAAGACGCTGGAAGTGTAGTTGATACGCGATCATAAACACATAGAACATCAGGAGAAGCAATACCTACTTCGCTTGCGTTTTCATATGCACGGGTTGTTGCATAAACTTTCAGGCAAGCGTTTTGAGGAAGATTTGCTGCGGTTTGATATCCCAAGGGTTCAAATCCGCCAGTATTAGGAAGTGATGCACTCGCCGAGTTTCTAAATTGGAAAAATACTTCTTTGATCGCGAGTCCATCTCTGCTAACCGGGTTGACATAACTTGAAAGATCAATTCGTCCGTAGAGTGTTGTTCTGTTTCCATTTGCATCTAGATCAAATTGCATTCGATCGCGCAGAATTACATCGCCTGAGTTCTTAGCCATGCTTTACTTTCTATACTACTAGGTATTTATATTATATTCTTCACATATCTTGAACATCTACGCCGTATTTGCGTGGATTTGGGGCGCAGCCACACATCTACCCTGTCCATATCTTTCTAACCGTTATTTATTTAATAGGGAACGCCGTCGGGTATGATATGGGAGAATACAAAACCATAATTTCGGCGAATGTCCCGGTTTCATTAGCAGACCGATTGAAAACAAAAACCAAGGGAACTAGGTCTCGAGTTATCGAGAGGGCTTTAACAGCCTACCTTAATGATAAAGATGCGTTTGATATTACAGATGTTGAAACGCGATCTCTTATGATTCATTTAAAGAATCGTGAAGAAATTTCTCAACAATTGAAAGTTTTACTAATGATGGAGTTGGGATTTTGATCTGTGTTAAAGCTGGGTGCTACACTAGAATCTCCAACAATACGCGATCGCGTAAATGTGCCAAGTGTTGCAGAATGGAGCGTGAAGAAGAATGAAACACATGTTAGATTTATTCAGCGGATTAGGTGGAGCATCTGAAGCATTCATTCGCGATCCATCTTGGAGCGTTCTAAGAATTGAAAACAACCCCCTTCTAGCCGGGGTCCCAAACACTGTAATGGATGATGTTAAGAGATTAGCAAAAGAGATTCCTACAAGTTTCACCTGGGGCACTCAAAAAATAGATTTAATTTGGGCTTCACCCCCCTGTGCAGCCTTTAGCGGTGGATATAATTCCCCAAAATCCATAGCATCTCGAGAGATAGGTTTGGACAATTACAAACCAGACATGAGTTTAATGTTGGCTGCATTAGAAATTGTGGAAAAGGTCAAACCCAAATATTTTGTAATTGAAAATGTTGTAGGTGCTGTAAGATATTTCGAAGAATATTTAGGAATGCCATCACTGCAAATAGGTCCCTATGTTTTGTGGGGAAGTTTCCCACCAATAGATTGTAATTTTAAACCAAAGAAAAAACAAAACATAAGCGGTAGTCAAGACCCATTACGAGCAAATAAAAGGGCACTGATCCCGATCGAGATATCTCAGGCTCTAAAGTTCGCGATCGAAAATCAAAAATCTATTTTAGATTATTAGAACATTAATGTGTTTCCATTGTCAGCAAACTTCAGTGGCGGCGGGTAAGCCCTAATAAGTCCAGAAGTAACCCCTGCAACATCCATTAAAGTTATCCATTCGGGCAAATTTAGAGCTGGGTCGCCGAAAGCAGCGTCGAATTCTACCATTCCAGTTGCCGCTTGATAGGCTGTTTGTAAATCTGTTTGAGATGTCATTGCTTGATTTGCATTACTAGCAACACGATTGAAGTACCTTAGTGCAGTGCTTCCGCTTATCATTAGTTCTGGCCTGATGCCTCCATACTTCCACATTGGAAATGTATACCCTGCAATATCGGCTGGGTCATAGACAACAGCCGTATCGGTTAGTAAACGCGATTGAGAATCTAAGAATTCCTTGTATTGCCCCATAGAAGCAGATGTTAAGTTTGTCTTAGTTTGTTTAACTCTCATGAATAATGAAAAATTTATTTTTACTTCACTTTCAGGTTGATTCCACACTAAAATAGTAATGTAGAGATGGGGACTATACCACGAAGTTGTAGGGGTTGCTCCCAAGGCTTCGTTAGGAAATCGACTATACCACAATTTATCCTTTTGTTGACTATTGTTTTCGGTTAATCTAGTTGAAGACATTTCTTTGTAGAGAACTTGTTCATCACCAGCCATAGCACCACCGTTAGGTAAGGTATCGATCGCGGAAACTCCCCATCCTTCGTTAGTTAATTGCATTGGATAAGGTGAAACATACAACTGATACCCGGCTGGTAATAGTCCTGAAATATCATTTGAAAGCCATTGGCCGCCGTTATCATTAAACACATCAATAGATAAAACTTGATTTCTAAAACCATTTTTTAGATTAATGCATCTAGTCATGTAACCTACACCTGTTGCAGTTGTTGTTACACTGCCTTGAATTGTGTCTCTAATTTCATTAATTGGCATTATTTTTTCCTCCCTTTGCGATACTTTGCGCCCATTGCTTTCAAGTTAAGTTGGCCTTTCTTTTTGCCTGATTTGAATTTGATCTGGTTCTTTTTAACCCCTATGTAGCGTTGCCAAGCAGACTTTTTACGCTTGGGAGCCGCTACTGCTTCAGCCACGGACTCAAGAGCCTGAGTGTTTCTCATAGCATCTGTTGGCAGTATAGGCGCGATCAACTCTCCTTCTTTAATGAAGATTTGAAACGACGGAGCCATTCCTTGGCGAAGTAATGCCACCTCGTAAGCCGGTATAGCAACAAGGTCACAAGGAGCAATGCGCTCTCCATCAGC